GATCCATCGGAATGGATCTCCAAGAGTCTTCTCTAAACCTCCAATTTTGAAGGGAAAGTGCTATGGCCGTTCGAACTCGATTGAAAGAGACTGGTTTTACTGGAAGTAGAACCTTCAAGAAAACTGGTGCTCTATCAGTCAAGGGCTATGTAAGTAGCCGCGAATGGGTTGAAGACGTCACTGGCGAGGGAGACAATCAGCCGTTTACGGTTGATCGTTCTGTCTTGTCAGGAGGACTTATCAACGGAGTGGAAAAGAGCAATCGTACTGGATTCATATGGAATGACTATCCATGTGGATACATGTACGACTCCTATCTTACTTCTCCTTTAGCAATTTCAAACCGTCCAGCGGATGGCGTCTTGGCAACAAGCGTCATCGCCCGTACGAATCCAAGTCGGAGTAGTACGGAAGCGCTGGAATATCTGTCTGAGCTCCACACGTTAGGAACTCAGTCCGAATTTGAGTACAAGAAACGACTGGAAAGATTACGCCAAAGTAGGCACTGGAAGAATTGGAAAACTCTTCGTGGTGCCGCTCGGGCTAATCTTATCTACCAGTTCGGTATTGCTCCTCTTATATCGGATATAGAGACTCTCATGGGTTTCCAAAAGCTCGTCGATGGACGAGTTGAGGAAATTGAGAGACTCCGTACCAGAGGTTTACGTCGTACGATTAATCTCTGGAGTGGATCTGAAATCCACTCCGTTCCTTCTGCTACTATCCATAGCAATGGGGTTTTACTCCACGCTAAGATAGAGAAGGTGACAACAGTTAATATCAAGGGGCACATCAGATGGCGTGCTACCTCGAATTGGCTGAAGTCAGATGAATCGGTTCGTGCAGCGGTACGTAAGACTCTACTGGGTGCTGTAACAGACCCAGCTGGAGTATACGAATTAATACCGTGGTCCTGGCTTATTGACTACTTCTCTAATTTAGGGACAATGGTCAAAGCCGTGAGAAATAACTTCGACGCCGTTCATGACGTCGTTCGTTTATCTACTCATACACGAACAGTCGCTACATCTTCTAATCACGACACTCATGGAAGTGGGATCTACACAATTACGTGTACCCCCATCTCCTCGATGAGTGAGACGAAGACTAGACGACTTACGAATCCTTCTATCGGTGCCCGCATTGAGTTCTTACAACCAGCTCAATGGTCGATACTCGGTTCGCTAGCAGTTCTCAAAATCTAGTGATCTCGAGAACCTCTCTATGCCTATTAAGGGTAGAGTTAGCTTACCAAAGGAATAAATTATGTTCTCTGATCCACTCACTATCACCATCAATGCTGTTGCGAAAGATCTTATTCGCATTAACCAAGATGGCTATTCATCCGAATACCTTCTAAAAGAGGCAACTGGTGAATTTCGTTTGCGACTTCGTAACACGTCGTACACTGATAAAGCTAGGGCCGGCCGAAAGGTCGAGCGCCATAATGCTGAACTCGTGCACACTGTTTACGCTGTCGCTCCTGCAACTCTTCCAACAATTCGGAAGGTTTACAACGTCTTTGAATTCGACGTTGGCGATGATGCCGCTGTTAGCGCCAAAACCGTAGCAGGGTTTTCGGACTTCCTTACGGAAGCCAATGCAACGAAGCTCCTGAACTTCGAGTCGTAAGACTCGTCACCCTGGAGTAGTGAGTAATCAGAGGTTTGGATTCCACCCCCTCCATGGAGGAGAGAATGAAAAGCCAATCTGATAATCTATTCCACATCGTCGTCGGAATCTGCGAAGATATCCGTCGGACATACCCAACCCTAGGGAAAGGGTTAGATCTCGATTTAAAGAGACTCGCCCAACTCCTTTCAAATAGAGGTCTCGGTGTTTTCACCCTTGACCTTCCAGCACTCGACACCAAGCTTACGCAAGGTCTAGAGTCTGGCTTCCTTAACTCGGAGGGTACAACTAAGTACTCAAAGAGCTATGCAGTGCCGCGATTGTTCGCGGGACTATATATGAAGATATTTGAAGGAGATTCTCGTCTTAAGAGCGACGCAGATATTAATGCTATAGCTTTCTTACGGCAAATTCTATGCCTTGGGAAAAAGATAGAGATTCCCTGCAGCAACAAACGAAAGTTTGCAGCCTTAAAGGAATACATCAATGTCGAACGTCAACTCATCGGACCTACACTCACGTGGAAGTCTGATTCCCTGGATTGTCATAGTGCTCGCTCTCGCGTTCACTTTTGTGACAGTCTGGGTCCTGATCTTCCGTTTTACCCCGAGTACAATATCGGACGTAAGAACGGAGATAAGAGATACCTCGCGCGATTACAGCGACTCGCTGATTTCGCAACAGGACTCTTCGGTACCTTCTGCGCAGAATGCCATATCAACGGCAGACTCGAGAAGGCCGAAGGACCGGGATTAAGACATGGACCTGGTGCTGTGGCAGAAAAGACTGGAAAGGGTTTTGATAAATTCTCCTTCCAGAACTGGTCTGCTAAGCTTGAATCCTACTATCCATACTCTATGTATGGTAGGATGCCTAATGACACTCGATTAACACCGAGGAATCATGAGGTACCGTCTCGTGTGATTACTGTCCCGAAGACCGCTAAAGGTCCCAGGATAATCGCTGCAGAACCAAGTGAACACATGTTCACTCAGAACCTGCTTGCGGACTGGTTTACTGAGAAGATGCATGAGCATTTCGGCTCGTACATCGACATCTTTGACCAGACAAAGTCACAAAGACTAGTCATTCAAGCTTCCCGATCGAAGGCTTTGGCAACAATTGATTTGTCATCTGCCTCTGATCGCCTGTCGTTATGGGTAGTAGAGAGAATATTTAGGGGTAACCCGTCAATTCTCAAAGCTATCCATGCCTCTAGGACGCGATGGATCAAGACCCCTTGTGGGGAAACTTTGATCACGAAGAAATTCGCATCGCAGGGTACAGCTCTTACATTCCCTGTACAAACCTTCGTATTCCTTATGATCGTCCTTGCTTCATGCATGGATGAAAATGAGGATCCACGTTCGGTTCTCAAGAGAATGAAAGGTAAGGTCCGCGTCTATGGGGACGACATTATTGTCCCCACAGACAGGTATGTTGATACCGTGGAACTATTAACCGCACTACAGCTCAAGGTCAATGAGGAGAAATCATTCTCTTCAGGGAACTTTCGCGAATCGTGCGGGATGGATGCTTTCAAGGGTTACGATGTAACCCCCATAAAGCCCAAAACCACGGTATCCGATAATCCAGCATCTTGTCAAGCTGTAATTGACACACTTAATAACCTCTTTTATAAAGGATATTGGAATGCACAATTACACCTCAAACGTCGACAGCCTCCTCGTAATCTCAAAGGATACGGGGTGGTGGGCCGGGATGCTGGTGCCACAGGGTTTGGATCGTTCATCTTTGATACCGTCTATAGAAGAGAACTTCTTAGTAGACGTACCGACACCCAAGATGCATCCGGTCTTCTTCGACCTTCTATGGTTCCAAGACGGGGAGAGGGGGGAACCCCTCCATCGCCTATGGTATACCATGGATGTGTACGGGAAGCTTTGGAACTTCTCGGGTGGCGAGTACGCTACAATTCTCGATACAGTCGGTTCGAAGTTCGATATGCCTCAATACGAGTCATTTCGACTGAACGGCCTTTCGATTGTGGCTATTCTGGTTTGTTCCAACGGCAATTACGGCCGTCAAATCCTAAGGCGCTTAGCGCCGCTGGGTTTGAAGGAATACCAGATAGACCTGTGAGCCGAAAGGTTCACAGGTGGGAGCCCCTAGAGAATTTATTCTCTAGTGGGTGAGAGCTTTCAAACTCTTGGGAGAGCAC